TGCCTCCAGAAATTACTAAATTTAGTGATATTAAATTAAGAGATTATAACAAAAAATCTGGTTGTCAAGGTACAACTCCTGTACTTAAAAATAAATTTACATTAAATCAAAAAGATAAATTATTTGTTGATTATGCTCAAAATACTACCAAAATGATTCAAACTGCTGCTGATAATCAATCTAAATTATTATCTGTTATTAACGAATTATTTACATATGTTATTGATCCTTATTCAGGAAAAAAAGTCATAAGAATTAATCCTAAATTAAATGATGAATTATTACAAAAATCTGTTGAAAAAACTAGACGTTTTATTGTTGATTTATATATTAAATGTGAGACTGATTATGTAAATGGAATTAAATTATACGAAGCAATAGTCGAATCAAAAATATTAGAGACTACGCAAAAACAAATTGATAACCTTAAAAATGAAGCTAAAAAAATTATAATTGAGACTCAAAAAGCTACAGCTCCTGTTGTAGAAAAACCTGCTGTTATTATTGTTGAACCATCTATAAGCGTTCCATCTACTTCAACAACTATATCGTCTACAAGTGTACCATCTACTTCAACAACTATATCGTCTACAATGCCAATACCATCTACAATACCATCTACAATGCCAATACCATCTACAATACCATCTACAATGCCAATAACACCTACAATTCCATCTATTACAGGACAAACACAATTAGCAACAAGTAGTTTGACTCCTACTGCGTAATTTAGAAATAATCAAATATTAAATAAATTAATTAATATATTTATTTAATATATAAAATGGTCAAAACTCGCAGTATGAGACGCTCTAAAAAGCAAATTTACCGTAACCGTGTAAAATCTTCCGTTTGTCGCAAATTATCTAAGGATAAATGTAGAAAGAAGAATGGTTGTAAGTCTACTAAGAAAGGACGCAGACGTTCTTATTGCCGTAGCATGAAAAATCGCAGCGCATAAATAAACTAACTATTTATAATGATATAAAATTATATAAAATAATTAAATATTATATTATTTTATATGATTAGTAATAATATAAAAAAAATGAGAGAAATTAAAAATAAAACAAGAAAAAGAAAAGGAAAATCATCTATGTCATTATATTTAACACCCGAACAAAGAGCAACTATGTGTAAAAATTCAGCAAATACATATACCACGTTTGAAGATAAAGTTGAAGAATTATTTAAAAAAAATAAAATGGATGTTGCATCTACAAGTTTTAATTTAGAAAAAGAAATTGTATCTGAACTAAAACAAGCCGTAAATCCCACAGGTGTAAAACCAAATGATGATTTTTATTCATATATTAATGACAGATGGATTACAGATTATGAATTAACAGAACAACAACAATATATTGTTCAAATAGATGACTTTAGAATTGCGCAGGATAAAGTTTACAGAGAACTTATACAAATAATTGAAGATTTTATATCTGATCCTAAAACAAAAGGTTCTAAAAAAGCAATATGTATGAAAAAAGCATATAATTCATTTACAGGTTATAACACAGATCAACAAACTAGATGTTTATCAGAAACATTTGTTGAATTTATAGATGAAATAAGAAAGGAAAAAGGTAACATATGGAAAAGATTAGGAATAATGAATAAAAATGAAATTATTTCTAGTGGATGTCCTTTTGTTTGGTCTATTAACCCAGATGATAAAAATCCAACAATATATAGATGTTATTTAGAACCTCCGCAGCTATCATTAATTGACGTTGATGTTTATTTTGACGATGATAATGATAGTGAAAAAATAAAGAAATATAAACAAAATTATAGGAAACAGTTTTTTACATATTTAAATAACTTATTTACCATTGCTTTTGGTGAGAATCATGGATTTAATGTTAAAGATGTATTTGATACAGAATTTGAAATATTAAATGCTATGGCATGTGACTTAATAAAAGAAACGGACAATGATGATTACAATTTAATATCAAAAGATGAAGCTTTAAAAAATTTTGGTTTTAATTGGGAAGAATTCTGTAAGGCACTTGGTTTTACAAAAATTCCTGAAAGTTTTGTAACATCTAATGTAAATTATTTATTGTGCGGAACTAAACTAATGCTTGAAAAATGGGATAGTGAACAGTGGAAAACATTTTGGATTTACATATACATACGTCAACAATGTAGATGGAACGAAAAAGGAGCAGATAATTTTTTCAAATTTGAAGGCAATTTTGTTAGAGGACAGGCAGCACACGTTGATCACATCATTAGACCTATTTTTCCAATGGGATTTTTATTTAACACATTTTTAACAAACGAGTATATTTCAAAATATAACAATCCTCAAGGAATTAATTATGTTAAAACAATGGCAGAAGATTTAAAAACTGTATTTATTAGAATTATTAGACGAAATGATTGGATGCAGCCAAAAACTAAAGCAAAAGCTTTAGAAAAATTACAAAATTTTAAATTAACGGTAGGTTCTCCTGAGATTTTAAGAGAAGACCCTTTACTTGAATATAAAGTAGATGATCCTTGGGGTAATTTAATGAAAATGTGTGATTGGCGACATGAAAAAGCAGTTGAACTAGTTGGTGAAAAAATTACGGATATTCCTGTAATTGATTGGATGCAAATTCCCCCCAAGTTTATAGGAACACAAGCTTATGTAGTAAATGCTGCTTATACTCCAACTGAAAATGGTATATATATACCTTTAGGATACATACAAAAACCGTTTGTTGATTTAGATGAAAGAGGATTAGAATATAATTTATCACGAATTGGTTTTACTATAGCACATGAAATGTCACATGCTTTAGATGATTGGGGCAGTAAATATGATGAATTTGGAAGGTTAAATAACTGGTGGACAGAAAAAGATATGAAAGCATTTAAAAAAATTCAAGAGGATGTTATTAAGCAATATGAAGTTTTTGCTGGATATGACAATATAGTATTTAATGCTGAACCAAGTATAGGAGAAGATTTAGCAGATATTTCTGGTTTAGCCATTTGTCAAGAATATTTAAGAGATTTTCAGCTTAAAAATGAAGATATTTTACCAATTCAATCATTATCATATGAAGCTTTTTTTATATTTTTTGCTGTTCAATCTAGACAAAAAATTTCCAAAAAAGCTATTCTAGCTCAATTGAAAACTAATCCACATCCTTTAGATAAATATCGATGTAATGTTCCTTTATCAAGAACCGAAGTATTTAGGGCTATTTATAATGTTAAAAAAGGAAATAAAATGTGGTGGAATTCAACAAGTAGTGTTTGGGGAAAATAATTGATTAATTTTAGAAAATTTAATAAAATTAATTTAGGCGTTCACAAATTTTTTTTGTAAGTTATATATATAAATGGCAAGAACTCGTCGTCGCTCAATGTCTAGATCAAGATCCGCTTCCCGCGCTGCTGCTCGTGGAAGAACCCGTGCCGCTGCTCGCGGTGCTTCCGCCGCTGCTTCCCGCGCTGCTTCTGCTGCTCGCAGTGCCTCTGCTGCCGCTTCCCGTGCTGCCTCTGCTTCCCGTAGTGCCTCTGCTTCCCGTGCTGCTGCTGCTGGTCGTGCTGCTGGCGCCGCTGCTGGTCGTGCTGCCGCTGCCGGTCGCGCTGCCGCTGCCGCTGCCTCCCGTGCCGCTTCTGCTTCCCGCTCTTAAACAATAGGTGTTAAGCGTTAAGCGTTTATTTAAATATTTAATAATTTACTAATTAAATATTTATCGTGTTTAATATATATAAATGGCTACAAGACGTAATAAAACTACAAGAAGAAATAGAACCAGATCTAGAAGAATGAGAGGTGGAAAAAAATCAAAAACTGGTAAAAAATGGGTTACCGCTATTGATGCCGCTTCAAGAACTTTAGAACAAACTGGCTCTATTGTTGCGGCTAAACAAAGTTTGAAAAAGCAAGCCTTGTTTAATGCTCGTAAATTATTCGGTTCTGTTGGTGTATAAGTGTATTTATAAATTATTTAAAGCTATAATGATGATTGATTATAGCTTTAAAATGATGAGCTTATTTGAATATGCTATATGTTTGTTTTTTTTATGTACTATGTTTTGCTTAAATTCAATTGTTAATATCGTAACATATTTTTATCCGCGTTTAGAAAAAAATGATTAACTTATTATTTTTCAACCATTACTTCTCTTGATATTTTTTGTATTATTTTATCTTCTTTTTCAAAATCATTATCACCAGGACCTCCCATCGATTCAACAATAATTTTATTATATTGATCCGAAAATTTTGAAGAAGCTTTGTTATAATCAGGATGAACTTCTTTAAATTTTGGTATTAAATTTTGATTTTTACAAGTAACTCTTCTAACAAGTTTGTGTAATTTTTGTTTCTCTTCATCTTTTTCCCACTTATTTTCATCTTTAATATATATTATTTCTCTCTTCTTATCTGTGCAATGAACAGGTCTTTGAGTAACATCCAATTCTTTTAGATTTTTAACTATAATATTAGATATACCTTCTACATAACCTAATTTTCCGACATTTTCCAAGTCAGATAATTGTAATTTAATAGAATCAACAAAATCCATAATATTCATAGCATCCTTACATGTTTCGTTTAAAAAGAAATTAAGATTAAATGCTTTATTATGTGAATTCGTATGAGTAGTAGTATTATGCGTACCATTTTTAGCAATTTCTATTACAACATTTTGCTGTTCTAATATCATTTGTTTTATATCAGTTTGCTCTTTAATTAATTCAGAATTTTGTTTAATAAGCATCATAATTAATTCATCTTTATTTGATAAGTCTGGCACATTATTTATTTGACATTTCTTTTTATGTTTCCATAAACCGTTTCGTGATGTATAATTTTTATTACATACGTCACAGATGTAAATTATGTAATTTGTGTCACCGTTTGTCACCAAATCGTCACCTTTTACATATTTTTTGTGTTTTGCTGTAAATAAATGTCTATTCCAATCACCTGTTTTACAGCATTTAAAGTCACAAGTTTCGCAATAAAAATTTTTGTCCATTTTTGATGTAAAATTGTCACCTAATGTTTCCATATATAGGTGACAGAAAATTACTTCTAAATACTTTTAAATAAAAACAATAAAATTTTATGGTAACAAAATGAAAATTATTTTTTTGGTGACCAGATGCTAATTTTCAATTATGGTCTCACAATTATATTTTTCCATAAAATATCCAAGGATTTGAAAATTGGACAAAATAAATGTCCAAAAATGAAAACTGAGAAAAACTTTCCCCGAAAAATTTCATATATCGATACTACATATGAAGGGAACTTTTGAGGCGACCTTTTTCAGAATTTCTTGATTTCCTCTACATCATGTAGTGGATGCGTCTTTAAGTAGGTAAAATAAATACTATAATATTGAATTTAAAGAAATCTATCTTCAATTTTGTTTAAAAGATCGTCATCATAAATCAAATTACCTGAAGGTTTATACGACTTAATTGGCGTATATTCTTTCTTTTGTGGTTTACCTTTTTGTTCCATATTTTGCTCTCTTAACATATAATCATTTGGATTTGAAGGTTCTATTGTCTTTACATCAGGGTCTTCTTCTTCTACCTTTTTACCATATTCATTAAGGGTTATACCTGTTTTCTTTTTAATTTCTGTTCTAACATATGAAGGTACCCAATGATTCCACGATATAAAAAGTAAATTTGGATGAATATATCTTACGTTAAAACCATTTGTTTGTAGTTTACTAATTAAATATGCTATACATCCTGCTTGATCGTATCTTGGTACTCCAATTATTGTTTCGGGAACCAAAAACCAACATGCTTGTTCATCTACTTTTTGACGTGATATAGTTTTTATTTTAACGTGAATTCTATTTAAAATCTTATTAAATAAATCTAATTTATTCAAGTCTTGTTTGCGTTTTTTTTCATATAATTCGTCTATATTGACTTTTTCTGAGAAG